GTTGGAGTATTATCCCAGCAACAAGCACATCAAATATAAATTTTAGTTTTGAAATAAACGAGTACACTTTAAATACAGATTTTTCTGGCACACTATTTAATAATTATTATTTAAATTACATTAAAGATGTATTTAATGAGCAAAGAAGATTAACAAAAGTAACCGCTTACTTACCTATGAAAGTGTTTTACAATCTAGAACTAAATGACTTAATAGAAATAGGTCAAGATAGGTATAAGATTAATTCACTAACAACAGATTTAACAACTGGTAAAACAGAATTTGAATTACTAAACACAATACTATGATCAAGAATATAATAGACTTACTACAAGTTGTTGATGGTGAAACCAAAAACATAAGAATAGCACAAGGAAAATACAAGTTAGCTGAAACCATAAAAGAGGGTTACAAACAAATAAAAAGAAATAACAAATGGCAGAAGTAATTCAAGTACAATTAGAAACAGATACTAAAGAAGCGGTAAGGCAAGTAAGTAAACTCAAGAAAGAGGTTCAAAAAGTTGGACAAGCTGCAAAAAAGAGTGGTGAAGAAATTTCTGCTGCTATGCAAGTTGGTAATGCGCTTACTAGATCACTTGATACTAAAACTGCTGGGTTAGCATCAAAACTATTAAAAGTAGGTAAAGCTGCAAAGTTAAGTGGTAAGGCTATGAAAACCGCTCTTATATCTAGTGGTATTGGTGCAGCAGTTGTGGCTATTGGTTTACTTGTCGAATATTGGGACGAAATAAAAGGTTTAGTAAATGGTGTAAGTTCAGAACAAGCAACATTATTAAAAACAACAGAAGATACTTTATCTGCCCAACAAGAGCAACTTGCTATAACTGGCTCTATGGAAAACTCCTTAAAGCTACAAGGAAAAACAGATAAAGAGATACGAGACTTAAAACGACAACAAACAGATGAAATTATTTCATCAACAATATTATTACTAGAACAACAAAAAGAAGTTAAAAAAACACAGGTTGAAGCATCAGAAAGAAATAAAAGCATAGCTACGGGAATTATAGCTTTTCTCTCAATTCCATTACTTATAATTACAGGGTTAATTGACGGAATTACCAATACTCTTAAAAATTTAGGCATAATTGAAGAAGCGACAAGTTTAACAGAAGACTATTTAGATAGCACCTCATCTTTATTATTTGATCCAGAAGAAGTAAAAAAAGATGGTGAAGAAACAATAAAAGCCACAGAAGAAACATTAAGGAAACTACAAAATACTAGAGATGGATTTTTGTTAAAAGACAAAGAAGATAAAGAAAAAGCAAAAGAAAAAACAACTGAAAAAGCTGAAGTTGATCCAGAGGTTGCTGCAAAAGCCAAAGCACTAGAAGAAATTTCCAAATTAGAAGATGCTTTTATACAATCACAACTAGATAAAAAAATAGCTGAAGAAAACCTTGTAAGTGATAAATATTTTAATTTAATAGAACAAGCAAGGTTGTATGGAGAAGATACTGCATTACTTGAAGAAGCACAAGCACAAGAATTAGCAGATATTAAAGATAAATATGATGCTATTGAAAAAGAAAAAAAAGATAAAAAATTAGAAGATGACAAAAAAATAGCACAAGCAAAAGCAGATTTACAAGATAAATTAACTGGTAATATACAAAACGCAGTTGGTGCAATAGGTGACATATTTGAAAAAGGTACTGCCGCATCTAAAGGTGCTGCACTAGCAGAAATTGCTATTGGGACTGGAATAGGTTTTATAAAAGCATTAACTATCGCACAAGAGGGTGCTGCGGGAACTGGACCAGCAGCACCATTTGCTTTTCCTATATTTTACACATCACAAATAGCAGCAGTATTAGGTGCGGTATCACAAGCTAAAAATATATTATCTACTGTAAAAGGTGGTGGTGGTGGTGGAAGTACACCATCTGCACCAAGTGGAGGAGGTTCTGCACCTCAACCCCCAGCATTTAACGTAGTAGGCGCAAGTGGTGAAACACAATTAGCAGATGCTATAGGTAGTCAAACACAAAGACCAACTAGGGCATTTGTAGTTTCAAATGACGTAACCACCGCTCAAGAACTAGACAGAAACATTATTGAGGGTGCATCTATATAAATGCAAATTTAAAAACTAAACACGTTATATATTTATGAAGATCATAGAACTTATTTTAGATGAAGAAGAATTTGATACTGGGGTAGATGCAATTTCTATTGTGGAAAACCCAGCCATTGAAAGTGACTTTGTAGCTTTAAAGAACCAAGAAATTAAGTTAGCAGAAGTAGACAAGGAAAAGAAAATCTTAATGGGTGCATTATTAATACCAAATAAGCCTATTTACCGCAATGGTTCAGAGGGTGAGTATTACATATACTTTTCAAAAGAAACTATTGTAAAAGCATCTCAAATGTTCTTACAGAATGGTAAGCAAAGCAACTCAACACTAGAACACTCAAAGGCACTTAATGGTTTAACATTGGTTGAAAGTTGGTTAGTAGAAGATGATGTAATGGACAAGTCAAGAAAATACGGTTTAGATGTACCAGTAGGAACTTGGATGGGATCGGTAAAGGTAAACAACGATGATGTTTGGAATGAGTATGTAAAAACAAACAAGGTACGGGGTTTCAGCATAGAAGGATTTTTCGCTGACCGAATGGAAGCACCAAAAGAAGCTATTGAAGAACAAATAGCTGCACAATTATTAAACCAAATAAAAGACATAGTAAATGAAAAGTAACATAGAAAAGGTATATTCTAAACTACCACAGAAGAAACACAACTTGGGAAAGCAAAAGGTAAATCTTGAAAGTGTAGAAGTGCTTGAAGAAACAATGAGTGAACTGCATATTAACTGGCGGTCTGTTGATGATTTAAAAGTTGATTTTCAAGAAGAATATAATGATATGCTAAATAGAGTTAGTTTTATTGCAGATGCTTATGATGTGTGGAAAGAAAATCTTGACAAGGTACAAAGTGCTTTAGTTGATTTTGATGCAAAAGCAAAAGATTTAGGTGTAAACCCTATGGATTTTAAAGGTTATTCTGATGCTTACTATCAATCAAAAGAATATGTAGATGAGGTGCAAGAATTAAGCGATAAAATAAAACAAATGCAAAACATACCACAATTATAAAACCAAATATAAAATGAAAAGTAGATTAGAAAAAGTTTATAGCAAACTACCAAACCAAAAAGTAAACCTTAAAGCACACAAAGTAGCATTAGGATTGATTGACAATTTAGACTACGATATTAATACTATTGAAGATCAAAGTAGTATGTTATCTTATTTATCTTATGAATGGCACGATGAAAAATTTGAAGCATACAGACAAGCTTGGATGGAATTAAACGATGAATACCAACATAATGCAAGTGCTGTATTTAGGTTTGAAGATGTATCTGGTGATATTGAAAAGCTAAACGAAATTAAAGCAAAAGCAGAAGAACTGGGTTTAGAAGCAGATGATGTTTACCCATCATACGAGAGACATATGGAAGCATTGGAGTATATGCGTGAAAGTGATGAGCAGTATAAGAAAAATGAAATGCAATTTAGAGATTGGTCTTAATGCAAAGAAACAACAAAGATAAAATATTTATACCTAGTAGAACATCACCTACTGGGGGTAATCGTGCTTGTTTATGTTGGAATACCAACAAGTATTCTATCTCTTGCTGTGATGGCTCTATTCAAGCACAAGGCATAGGAGTAATAACAAGAACAGACTGAAAATGCAAAAAGTAAATTAATAATCGTTATATAAATAGTATGGAAAAAACAAAAATGTTAAATCAAATTAGAACACTTTTAAACATCGAGGTTAAACTTGAAGAAATGAAGTTGGAAAACGGTACTGTAGTAAGTGCTGAAACATTTGAAAAAGGAAGTGAAATTTTTATTGTCACAGATGATGAGAAAGTAGCAATGCCAGTAGGGGAATATATCCTTGAAGATGGTAGATTAGTTATTGTTGAAGCAGAGGGTATGATTGCAGACGTTAGAGATGTATCTGATGAAGTACCAGCTAAAGAAACAAAAGAGGGTGAAGAAATAACTGAAGATCTAGAAGATGAAACTGTAGAAACAGAAGTACCAGCAGAGGTTGCTACTGAAATTGAAGCAATCATTGAAGCAGTTGTTGAAGTTATTGCTCCAGTCATTGAAGAAGTAAAATCTGAAATGGAAGAACTTAAAAAAGAGTTTGGAAAAATGAAGAAATACGAAGATGATGGCAAAGAAGAAAAGAAAAAAGAAGAAATGTCGGCAGCTAGAAAGCCAATAAGACATAACCCAGAAGCAAAGACTGCACAAAAAACACAAGTGCAATTTGGTAAAGGACAATTCACAACAACTTTAGATAGAGTATTAAGCAAACTAAACAAATAAAAAAATGAGTACATTTAATTTCACGTCAAATGACGTAAACAGAAATCAAGTAGCACAAAGTTATTATACAGTAACTGGTGATATTTTAGAAAGCGATATTGGTAATGACCATAACGTAGCAACTGATGGTTTAACTATTGGTTTACCTTTAATTACAAGCGGTAATTTAGGAATGACTGTATTTTTTAGAAATACTGGTGCAGATGCAAACAACAAATTGGTTATGTCTCCAAAAGATAGCAACAAAATTCTAGGTGGTATTACACTAGCTGGTTCTGTAGTAGATGCTTCTGGTGTACTTGGTAAAGATTTTATCAATACAAAAGCAACATCAAAAACTGGAGACTGGTGTGAGTTAAGAGCAGTAACTTTAACCGAATGGTACATAGTAGGTTCACAAGGTATCTGGGCATCAGAAGCATAATAATAATATAATTAAAAATAAATAAAATGAATAAAAGAAACGTAAATTTAGCAACAACCACTAGCATAAGCACTACATATGCTGGAGAAAGTGCTGGTGAGTATATCGCAGCAGCTTTATTATCTGCATCAACTATTGATGATGGTGGACTGACAGTAAAGGCAAACATTGCTTTTAAGGAGGTAATCAAGAAATTGGCAACAAGTGCAATTGTACAATCAGCTGGTTGTGACTTTGACCCAACATCAACAGTAACACTAACTGAAAGAATAATTACTCCAGTAGAACTACAAGTAAACCTACAATTATGTAAGTATGATTTTGTAAACGATTGGGAAGCGCAGTCAATGGGTTATGGTTTAGGTCAAACATTGCCACCAAAGTTTTCTGACTTTATGATTGCTCACGTAGCATCTGAAGTAGCACAGAACACAGAATTTTGTATCTGGCAAGGAGACACTGCAGCAGCAACAAACAATTCTTTTGATGGGTTTGAGAAGCTAATTGCAGCATCAGCAGCAGCGGGAGATATTCCAGCAGCACAACAAGTTGCACTAGTAGGTGGTGGTTTAAATGCAGGAAATATTATAGCAGAAATGAGCAAGGTGGTTGATGCGATACCAGCAGCACTATACGGAAAAGAAGATTTATTTTTATACGTAGGTTCACAAGCAGCTAAACTATATGTACAAGCACTAGGTGGCTTTGCAGCAAGTGGTTTAGGAGCAAATGGTGTAAATGCTCAAGGTACACAGTGGTGGAACAACGGCAGTTTAACAATTTCTGGAGTGAAAATCTTTGTATGTCCTGGAATGTCAGCTAACAAAATGTTTGCTGCGCAAAGGTCTAATTTATACTTTGGGACTGGGTTACTAAACTCAACTCAAGAAGTAAAAGTACTTGATATGGCTGATCTTGATGGTTCAAACAATGTACGTATGATTATGAGATTCACCAGCAGTGTCCAATTCGGGGTATCGGCAGATTTAGTAGAATACGCTTAATTAATTAATTAATCAATAAACTAGGGTAGGTGGTTTTATCTGCTTACCCTTTTTTTATATAAAACAAAAAAAATATGGCTTGTACATTAACGGTAGGAAGAAAGCTACCTTGTAAGAGTGCCTTTGGTGGCATTAAAAGAGTTTACTTTGCAGATTTCGGTGGTATCGGAAGTGTAACAGTAGACGGAACAACAGGAGAAGCAACAATAGTAGATGCTTCACCAGCAGCAGTATGGTTTGAGTATCCTGTAAAAGGAAATTCTAGTTTAGAAACAGTAGTGACGTCATCTAGAGAGAATGGTACGACATTCTATACTCAGACTTTAAACCTAACATTAACATTTTTAGATGCTAAAACTCAAAGAGAATTACAAATTTTAGCAATATCTAGACCAAATATAGTAGTACAGGATTACTATGGTAACAACTTTTTATGTGGTTTAGAAAATGGAATGGAATGCACGGGAGGTACTGTGGTTACTGGAGCAGCAGCTGGCGATCTTTCAGGATTTACACTGACGTTTGAGGGAATGGAAGAAGTAGCACCATTCTTTTTAGCAGCAGCGGTTACACCATCATCAGTAACACCGATTGACCCAACACCAGTTGGAGTACCAGCATTATCTGGTCAAGAGTAATTAATATTTAGTTAAAATTTAAAGCATCCTTAATCGGGTGCTTTTTTTTTGTTTTTACAAATTACCTTTATTTATACGTTATATAATTGATGATAATATTAACCACATCTGCAACCGCACAAAACCTATTA